GTTGTTTCAGCCATTACATAGCACCGCTTATGCCAAGTGTTAGTATGTAGTTTCTGAATAATGCAGCATCGTTTTTATCAATAACCAAAGGATCAAAGTTATCAAACATTGCATAGCCAGCCCTGTTAAAGGCTTTCTTTAATACTGCAAATGTTTCCTCTGATCTGCCATGCTCGTTCATTGCGTTGTATGTAGCTTCCATTACCGTATCATCCAGTAATGGCAAACTAGCCATAATGTTTTTCAGATCATTATTCTGTATTTTTTCCAATGCTTGATCGTAGGCTTCATACTGCCGTGAAGTTTGGAAGTTATATGAATAGCTAGGCAATAACTTTAGAATCTGACCGTCATCTGTTTGCACAGACACTGTATATGTAGGTCTACGACCAAACACCGCATTGGGCTGAAAGATATACTTTCCCTCTGCAATAGCTTTTGAAACAAGGCTACGCTTATCAGGAACAAGACTTGGAATTGACCTGAATATACGAGTTACATCTTCATTGATGTCATCTTGTGTAATAAACACATTACTAAAGCCAGCAGCTGTTTTCTGTGCTTCTTTTTGTATTGGGTGCATGACCAATTCAACATCACCATCAACATTACGCTGTAAGCCAATGTCATCCATAAGGCGAACAAGTGTATTGCTGACTGCTGTAGCAAGGCCGTTGTAATCAGATGCGTATTTACCAGCCGCTACGTCAGCTTCTGCTAAATCCATTATAAGATTTACTGCCCTACCATCTCTGGCGATAACATCACTCATTGTCATGCCGTCAGCTTCAAAGTCCTCATACATCTTAATGAACTCTCGCCTTATGGGTCGGCCATCATCACCTACGATATCCATTATCGGGAAGTAAGTGTGAGTTATGCCACGAGCCAGTATGTCACTTAGTTCACCATCAACATTATCGATCTCACTCATCATACGTTTAAACAGCTGAGGTCTGTCTAATTGCTCACCACCTTCTTTCGGAATGATGCTCGTAGATAGTCTAGCTTGGTTAGTCTGAGTTCTATTCGATAATGCAATGATCTGGTCTGTACTCATAAACCGTGTATTAGAGTTCAATACGCTTGTATCGATACCCATTTCATTCATTAATCTGCCAACTTGCATATGGTTCATATTGAACTTACGAATCATTGATCGTTGCAACTGGCTATGTAACTCTACGGTACGCTTTACAGATGTAGCATCTCCTGCCCATACAGAGCCTTTTAGAAACGACTCAAGTGCTGGGTGCATGCCAAGATGATGAACTGACCATGCAATAGCTATATCAGCACTGGATCTAGCAGTAGTGGGGTCTTCGCTGAAAACATCTAGCGGCTGACCGTTTGGCAATGTCATTGGTATTTGGTTTGTAGCTTCAAGATGTGCCATATCACTTGCATTCATTGGCTGTAGTGAGTCCATTTTGTTTCTCACCGCAACCTGTGCAGAAACCTGACCTCTGTGTTTTCTGTAAGCTTCACGATAAGAGGCAACCCTTCCTTGCCAATCACCGATTGTCATTTCAGCACCTTCGCCAGAACCTATAATCCCACGACTTACAAGATCTGCTTGCATATCAACAAAAGTCTGAGGCGAATGGTATGGATTATTTTTATCCATATTCATGAGAATCATGTCCATCTGACGACCGGATGCTGACTTCATGCCATCAATCATAATTTGTTTTTCAAGCTCAATAAACTCAACTAACTGACCACGATCGAAATCACCAGTTGCATATCCTTTGAAAAACCTAGAATGGAGATTGGATCTGGTTTCACCAAAGACTTCTGGCTGTTTATAAGAAGCCATTAAATCTTCAAAGTTTTGATTTCTTTGCGCTTCTATCTTAGCTGTTTTAGCTGTTTGTCCATTAGCAAGAGCTTGTAAAAGAGTCCCCTGTTGCATAGACGAAACGTCTGTAGGTAATTGAGTAGCATCTTTGATGTTACCATTTATAATTCCAAGCAGACCTTCAGCATAGTTAGTGTTTTGCCTTTTATTTGTTTCTGAGTCACGCAGACTTGCTTGCTTCTCAAGAAAGTCAAACCTAGCTGTCATTGCAGTAACAATCATCTCACCATCAAGGTCAGCTGATCCACGCAATTGAACGCCCATATCTTGGATCAAAGAATAAGCAGCCTCACGGCCTTCGCTCTCATAGAGAGCTTGTACTGTGTTTTCAGATACACGAGCTTGCACACCGGACTTATGGTCCTTTTCAAATTGTTCAATATTGTTTTGAGGTATGCCGTAAGTCTTTAATGCAGAATATAGCTTTTCACGTTTTGCATCTAACTGAGCAATCTCAGCTGTAGCTCTTTGTGCCGTTGGCCCACTCAAAGCACCGCTGCCAACAATCTTGGCTTGGGTTTCTGTAATATTGCCAAGGCTGGTTGTAATCTCTTTTACACTAGCGTCACGTTGTAGTTTTGTCTGGTTGCCTAACGCAATGTTTCTATCACCAGCAAAAATCTTCTCAAGTTCAACATCGATCTCATCGATCAGATCAATGTTTCCTGCATTTTCTCTGCGTATTGTTTCTAGAAATGACTTTTTATTTTCATCAAGGGCGGCGGGATTAAATTCATTTTTTTCTAAACTTTGCCTTGATTCTTTTATAGCCCTGTTCAATACAGCTGATTGATAGGTGGTTCTTGCCGCTTCATTCAGTGTCTCTTGAGCAGCCCTTATGCTTTGACCTCGAAGTCCAGCTGTGTCAGCCATATCTGCGTATGTAAGAGGTACAAATGGCTTTAGAGTTTTAGTTCCATCTTGCTCTGTTTCATAAACAGCACCCTTTGTATTACCAAGCCTTTGAGCTTCAGTTAGGGCTGTACTTAACTGGTTCTTTTCAATCTCATCATCAACAGATCGGATAGAGTCAGCAATCGAGTTAAAAGATTGACCAAGAGCGTTAAGACCGCTCATAGGTATGACTGATCCTGGGCGTATCCTTACCTGTCTTTGTCTTGTGGGTTTATACGCCATTAGATCAAATAACTCCCACCCTTACTTCCTGAATCATATGACTTCTGACCAAACTGAGCCGCCTTGCCATAGAATTGATACTGAGCGGCCTTGCCCTTCATCTTCGATCCAAAACCTCCTAGCTGATATTGTCTACGCTGGCTCTGACCCATCAGTTTACGAGAAGATATATCTCTACTCGCCATTTTACGTTCACTACGAGCAAAGTTGGCTTTGGTAGCACCAGCACCAGTTACACCAGATGATGCAAACTGATTATTCAAAGAAGACAATTGTTCATATAAAGCTCTGGTACGATCTACATTGTCTTGAGCCGTACTGATTTCTTCCATTTTGCCTTGAAGTTCGAATTGCTGTTGTTCAGCAGCAGCCGCAGCTTTTTGAGCTTGCATGCCTTTGAAATCCATTACTAGCGCAAGTGTCTGTCCCATTAGACCTCTACCTCTAACAATATACCGTTCAATGAAAACGGTAGTGGCTCATCTTGTGTAATCGTAACTGTGCCTTCGTTTCCCCATCCAAGCATGTAGACTTCCTTTCTCGCCGTTACTGGTGTCGGCTCCTGAGAAAAGTCTTCAGTTACATTTCTTATCAGAATTTTGGTTCCTTTGGCTTTCACATCTAGTGTTTCAAATAGATCCAGCACAGCACGAACAATCCTGCGTTTCTGTCCAACTGATACACCATCAGCTAATTGATACTCTGGGGGCAGCGTTGTAACGGTTGGTGTATAAGACAATCCAATCTCAACAGATGTTACACTATCGTTGAGAGTGAGATTGCCAGAGCCGTCTGTGGTAAATGTTCCAAGCGAATAATTACCCGACTTAACCACTACTGCTGTGTTTGGAAGATGCGCTACTTGCCAAGTTGTAGACGCAGATCCTGATAGTTTTGCGCCCATATCAGTATGGTAAGTATTATCAAAAAGCTCTAATGACGTAACCGTAGAACCATTTATTGTTCTCTCAACAACGCAGTACATTTCACGATTAACATTGCTAATGTTTTTGAATGAACCATTGGTTTGATATTGCGCCCAGCCAGCAAGCTTTTCTTTGCGTATAGACATAAATATTGGAATATGACCTTCTGTATTTACCAAATACATATAGCTTTCCAGCTGGTCAGATGACTCTGCTTGAGTCTCCATATCTGTAGGTGTGCCAATTAGATGCTGTGATAAAAGTGTTATCGCATCAGAATTGTAGCCCTGAGATAGATCAGAATAGATAAACTCTCTAACAGCACCTTTTGACTTTGTAAGAAACAAAGTAGCCCCATCAAAATCTTTTGGCTGAACACCAGAACTGCCAAATGATGTTTGGCGCCTTACTGTAATTGTGCTTGGCGATAATGGTTTATTTTCAGAAGTAGGCACAAACAATTCTTGTTCAGATGTAAATACAGACAAATGCCTAAATGATGATAATGCTTTGATTTCTGATATTTGGTTTTCAGCTATTTGAACTTGGATTGATTCATCATCCAAACCTGTACCTATATCGAAATTGAAAAACTCACCTGACTTTGACATAAATAAAAAGTTAGGTAGATCACGGCTGCCGCCGAATATAAGACGCTGATCGTGGAATGTAACTGATCTAGGAAAACCACGAACAGGACTAAACACAGGCTCAGACCACTTATCAGTGGCATTATGATTGGCAAGGGTGCCAGATAAAGTGGCTACTACTGTTGTCGCACTGCTATAAGATGTAATTCTTGCATGGCGTACATTATTTGAACTATCAACGAGCCTAATATATAAACCGACATAATCAGCAGTAAATACAGAAGCATTTGCGACTAAATTCACTGAACCAGATGTTCCGCTTGGGTTAATGGTTGTCGATGCAGCAGCAAACTTATGATAAGGCTGAAACCGCATGCCACTAGCCGTATCAAACGCATAGTCTGTTAGACTAAAATTAGTTGCGCTTGTTCTAGTTAGTTTTTTGATTGGAAAATTAGGATTTACAATAATCATTGTATCGCCAGATTGTGATACAACGATACTGCCTATATGTGCAGTAAGCCAAGGGCAGCTGGTTATGGTTTGAAGTATTACTGTAGGATTAGCAACATCTACTATCTCAAGCTTTGTATCGCTGAATAACAACAAATAAGCTTCATCTTCATCATAGATATACGGCTCACTTTGATACGTCGTGCTTGTGAGGGTTTGCAAGTAACGTAGTCCAGGACGGCGTGTTATTCCACCCTGCGCTCTCAAGCGTACATTGGTCAGCGTTTTGCCGCCATTCTTGTAAGCTTCAGAGTCAATTCTGGAACTAAGTAATGGCGACAACTCTCCTGATGTAAAGTTTGTATAGAACTGCCGTAAAAGTGCCATTCATGCCTACTTATTGAGTGTCATTCTTCATACTGTTTCCCCTTCAATTCCAAGGAAAGCACCACGGCGTACCTTGTGGTATCTATTTAAGCGCAACCCTTGCGTTGTCACTTGCTGTGAATCTCTGGCTTTTGCCATACGGAACTGTTGCGCTGCTAACTGTACATAAGACTCTGCAACCTCTGAGTTTCTGGTTACAGACAGGCTCAGAACAGAAGCCAAGCGATATATGACCCAAAGTGCAAATGCAGGAGGCCAATATTGGGTATCAACTCTGAACATATAGTTTAGAATCACTTCTTCATTTTCTTCAGCGTTCATGTAGATGTAACGCTCATAAATGGCATACTCTTGCACAACATCATCAATAGTCACCGTATGCACTTGCATGACGGCTGGTTCAGTTGGAAGGGAGTATGCTGCGTCCCAGCGATCCAAAGGGGCGTCAGTGAGTCTTGAAAGCTGTTTCTGGCCTGTTGCAAACTTCCAGCTATGCTGGCTCAAGCAATCCTCGACCATATCTTCATAAAGCGTGTTCATAACCAACGCTTCATCAGAGTTGTCAGTAAAGCTAGTTAATGGCTCTAGACCAACAAGAACCATCGCTCTTTGAGCAATTTCAATATCAGTTCTCGCTGAAATAGGCATTAGGTGCTGTACTTCCCACTTGGGTTACTGGTTGTACGCTCAGTATTCATAGGGTGATTAGGGTTGGCATGACGAGGCTTGCGCTTTGGCGTAGCCATCTTCTTAGTTGTCTTTTTCTTGTTAAGACATTTGCCAGCTTCACGGCATTTGCCGGGGGTAGGGCAATCTTTACATGTTTGCATTACTTACCACCCTGTTTGCTTTTAATAATTTTATCTTGAAGTTCTTTGGGAAGCTTCTTTTGAGCAGGGGTCAACTTGCCAGCATCTTTCAGCTTCTTTTTCGGTCGGCCTTTTTGAGAACCGTATGTTCCTTTACCTTGAGGCATTATGTAGCCCTCTTACCAAGAGTTGCTTTTTTACCAATGGTGCGGATCATGCCGCTTCTGGTAACACGAGTAGAAGGGGCAGCTTTCGCTGCCGCCTTCTTTTTGACTGGTGCTTTAGCCATTAGTCAGTGTCAGATCCTGACAAGCTGACCATATCAGCTACGTCAACCACTGTACCGCTGTTGGCATTTACGCAGAAAATACCGTACTCAGGTGTGCCGCCTGTTGAGGTATTCGCATGAATAACATCACCCACATTCATCTCATTAGCCATTGCATTAAAGTATCCGGCTGAATCGATGGCTGCTTTGGCATCAGTTGTTGTGTAATGCCAGATGTGGAACCCATTTCCGCTATAAGCAACAAGAGATAAATTTGCTTGTGTGAACGCCATATCTACCTCCTATTTCTTGAGTTGCAGTTTAAAGACGCCTTCTGCATCGATAAGAACAGAGTTCATCTGCATCTTGTTCAATACAAAGTAGCTATCTTTATCGTTGTGGTACTGCATGTTTGAAGTCACGTCGGCTCCAATTGCATGCGCTATTGCATCACCATGATAAGCAAAGCAAACACGATCCACATTACCTGATCCGGCTTCATCCAGACCTGAGAATGGGAACCACATAAAGCCAAGCCACTGCTTTGCAGTCATGGCATTGTTGAACGGCAACTGGTCTTCACCAACGTAGTTTGTACGAGAGAACTCATCCAAATCTAACAGCTGTGACCATTGCTCCCAACCAACAGCAACAAAACGCTTTCCATCATCAGGAACTTCGTTATTGCCAAACAATTCCATCAACTGTAATGCCCATGAGAGGGTAATTCCATTGGTGGTTTCGTCGTGTGTTGAAGTGGTTGTAGTCATTGCTGCCTTGATAAGATCATCAGTTTTGCGGCCTAGTGCATACGCACCTGACTGCTGTGCAACTAACATCTCATCATGGTTAATACGAAGCTGATCCAAATCATCGATCCATTCGCCAGCAAAATAGTCTTCTAACGTGACATTCACGTTTGTATGCTCAAGGTTCATAGGTGCAATTGCGCCGTGACGAGCCTTGGTTGTCGCAAAACCTTTACCGATTTTTTGGAACGTAGTCTTATTCTTAACACCGTTACGGTTACGAATAGTGTTCCGAAGCTTTGACCCCATGCGCTGATAAGCCATGTGAACGCCGGACTCAAACTCCTCGATAAAGGAGGTGCTAATGGTAGAAACAGCCATAAGCTTACTCCTCAAAAAGTGTTTTCACATACTTTCCGGTTGTTCCGTCTACTCACATGTATATGCAGTTATCCGTGAGGGCTGCTATGTCAGCTTTCGGGCCTTCTAGTAGCCCAACCCTCACAGATAAATTTCGATTTGTTAATTCACATTGCTACATCTGTGATATTTCTAACGTTCCATGCTTTTTCATAGCAAGTGAACGAGAAATTGCCTGAACCTTGGCAATTGCAGCAGGATCTTTATCACGCCAATAGCCCGGATCATTTTGTGCTGCTCTGAGATCATCCTGAGTCACAGATTCTTGGAATTGTGTTTCTGACACCATATTAAATCTTGGCTGACCAGATACTTCCATTAGTTCTTCAAAGAAATGCACCATGCCAGCTGATGCTGGTAGTTCAGCAAACATATTGTACGCTGCATCTGACATATTGGCACTTACCCAAGAATCTACACGCTCAAGTCTGCGTTCTGCATGTTCGCCAAGTATTTCTGACTCCTCATTCCAATTAGGGCCAGTCATTACGTTTTGCTGAGTATATTCTGCAACAATCTCGTTGAACTGTTCTTGGCTCAAACCAAGGTCATGCGCTTTGCCTTGAAACCATTGAAGCATGTTATCTTCAGGATCGATTTCAACTTCTTCGCCAGTTTCATCGACTAAAGCTAACTGGTAGTCAGCTGGGCTAACTGGCACATCACCAGCCGCTTCTTCAGCCAACTCCTGCATAATTTCTTCTCTGAAGTTTTCAGACCGTTCATGTAGTCTGCGCTCTAAATGCTCATAGCTTTTGGCAAAATCTTCTTCACTATTAAATTTAGATGGAAGCCAATCAGGTCTGTCTGCCATTTGTTCTTGAGGTTGCTCCTGT